GGGTTCTATCCGCTGAGCGAGCTGCTCGCCGCGTACGCCGCCCGGGGCGAGTTGATCGGGGGCCTGCCGTATGTGACCGGGCTCGACTACTCGCTACTCAGCACCGACGGCGATCCGGCTGTGCGCGACGGCTACTACGCCGGCGGCAGCTTCCCACTGCTGGGTGCCGCGGGCTACGTCTGCGGCGACTTCCTCACTGGTGAAGTGACCCCGGCCGTGGAGCCCATCGCCCCCACAACTCGCGTTGCGCCCACCGCCGGGTGGAACGCTGGTGCGGTCTCAGCCGCAGCGTTCTTCCGCCAGGGGCGCGTGAAGTTCCGCGTGCAGACGGGCAAGCGTTTTCTGGTGGGCCTGGGCGACAACGTCGACCCGCTGTCGCTGGACGGCCGGTTCATCGGCTGGACGATCGACAACGGGTACGCAGCCGACCTCTGGCGACAAGGCGGCGGCGCTGAGGGCTCGCTGACCCCGGGCGGTGGCGCCATGGGCACCTACGTGCCGGCCGACGACACCACCATCTACACGGTCGAGCTGCTGCGCGGCAAGATGACGTTCACCCGAGCCGACCGCGCCAACACCACGTCGAGCTACCAGACATCGGTGCCGCTGGATGCGCCTGGCGTGTGGATGCTGAGCGCCGCCCTGTGGGAGCCGGGCTCCTGGGTCGAAGGCATCGAGGTCGTGGCCTACAGCGGCGCGGACCTGACGCTGCCACCACTGGCAGGCAGGGCAGGGCAGGGCACGCCATTCAGCGGCGGTGTGTTGGCGCTGCCCCGGCTGACCATCACCGAAGCCCGCACGGCCACGCGGGCAGACCTGACGCTCCCCAAGATGCAGCTGCTGGGCGGCCGGGCCATCTGCCAGGCGATGCTGACGCTGCCGGCACTCGCCGTGGTCAGCCAGGAAGAACTGCTGCTGGCGACGGCGCCCCGCGCCAACTTGGAGCTGCCGACGCTCACCATGTCGGCGCACTCGGTGGTGGGCACCGTCGCCCGCGCTGCGCTGGAACTGCCGCTGATGAAGGCGCGGCTGACCCAGGGCATGATCGGCGAAGCGCTGCTGGAACTGCCCGCGATGCGCGGGTTCGCCTACACGCTTCCGGCCGGTGAAGGATGGATGACGTCGATCACTTCTGCTGTGCCGACTCTGGGCGCGTTCACCGAAGTGTTCGCGGTCATCGACGCCAGCGGCGCCCTCAGCACCGTGGTGGGCGTGTCCGTCATCAAGGACGCCGCTCTGGTGTCCGAAGCGGGCGCAGCCGCCACGTTCCAACTGTCGGCGGTGCTGACCGAGACGCTCATCAGCCAGGTGCTGACCGGCACCGACGCGGCTGACGACGGTGTGGGCGAAGTGTGGGCGGTGAACCTGGGCGAGACCCCCGCGTCCTCGACGTTCGAGAACTACCCGTTCAACAGCTTCGGCGTCATCGCCGGCCAGGCCTACGGACTGCGCGAAGACGGCTTGTTCGCCCTCACTGGCGACGACGACCACGGCGCGCCGATCCGCGCAAGCGTGTCGTTCGGTGCGCAAGACTTCAACTCGAAGACGCTCAAGCACATGGCGCGCGCCTACACCGGCGCGTCGTCCACCGGCCGGCTGTTCCTGAAGATCACGGCCGAAGGCGCCGAGCACATCTACGCCGCCCGTGCCGCGTCGCCCGAACTGCAGCAGCAGCGCTTTGACGTGGGCCGAGGACTGAAGGCGAACTACTTCACGTTCGAGCTGTTCAACAGGGACGGCGACGATTTTGAAATCGACAGCGTGACGTTCGTCGCGGCTGAGTTCAAGCGGAGGATCTGATCATGAGTCTGGGCACCCTTTCCGGCGGTCCCGGCGCGTATGTGCCGGTGATCATCAGCGCAGCCTGGGACAAGGCCACGATGCTGTCCGAGCAGGCGTCGGCCAAGATTGACACGGCCATCGCGCTGACCTCGCCCGCACCGAGCGCACCGCTGCCGACCCCCATCGACACGCCGACGCTGCCCACGGCGCCGACTGTCACCGGCGTCAACCAAGCCACGGCAACGTCGCTCTACGACTCGACCAGCAGCGACCTGGTGGACATGCTGGCGGGGTTGTTCAGTGGGTTCCTGACCGAGCACTTCCCGGCGGACGACTTCGCCGCCGCCGCGCAGGATTGGGTGACCCGAGCGCTCACCGTGGGCGGCAGCGGCATCAACACGAACGTCGAGGCCCAGCTCTGGAACCGGGCACGCGACCGGGCGCTGACCGACGCCAACCGCAACCGCGAAGCGCTGGAAGCCGACTGGGCCGCACGCCGATTCCCCACGCCGCCCGGCGCGCTGCGCTACGGCCAGCTCATGATCGAGCGCACGGCCCAGGACGCCATTGCCGAGGCGGCCCGCACCCAAGCCACCGAGACGTTCACCCGCGAGGTGGAGAACACCCGGCTGGCTGTCGAGCGGGCGGTGTCGCTGCGCAGCCTGGCCCTGACGTCTGCGTCGGAGTACATCCGTACGCTGGCCCAGGGGCCGCAGGTCGCCGCCCAGGTGGCGTCCACGATCATCGACTCGCAGTCGCGCTTTGCGGCCACGCTGACCGACTTCTACCGCGCCCAGATCACGGCAGCCGAAATCCCGCTGCGGGTCAGCACCACAAACGCCGAGCTGCGCATGCGCACGAACGAGACGAACGTGCGCACCGCCATGGAGACGCTGGGCCAGCGCGTGAACGCTGCGGTGGCCAGCGCGCAGATGGCGGGCACCCAGGCAGCGGCTGCGTTCAACGCGATCCACACCCAGGCCAGCGTGTCGGGCAACGACTCGACGGTGACGAACGTCGAGGGGTGATCAGCAGTGGGGAAACAGCGCTTTGACCCCCAAGCTCAGCCCTCGCCCGAGCCGGTACAGCCAGCTCTGGGCGGGGTCTTTGAACAGGATCACCGCTAGCTCGCCCGCCGCCAGCCCCACGACCACAACCCCCAAGACAAACAGCCAGCCTTCGTTCATGTGCGCCTCCGTTTCGCGCACCTTGTAGCACACGGCCTCGGACTAGAATCGAAGATAGTTCTAAGGAAGAAGCATGGCCCAAACTGCGATCCCCGGCCTCGACGTGAGCGACCCCGCAATGGAGCGGATGGCCCGGCGGATGCGCGTGCCGCCGCCCACGTCCAATGTGATGTACGGCACCCCGCAGGGCGTAGCGCTGGACCCCGGCGCGGCCGAAGCGGCGCGACGCTTCAGCACACAGCCGCCCATGCCCCCACAGCCCACCATGCGCAACGCGCCGCCCAACGCCGGGCCGCAACAGCCTCTGCCTGAGTCCCGCCCCTGGTCGCCGGCGGACGGCACGGCCAAGCCGCCGGTGGCCGAGCCCACGATCGAGCGGATTCGGGGCGCGGGTGCAGCCACGGGGCAGGGCATCAGGACGGCCGGGCAAGCGACCGGCGAAGCGCTGAAAACTGCAGGACGCGCCGCCGCGCAAGACGTGCTGCGTGGCGGCATGCGCAGCACTGGCGTTTTCAGCGGCATCAGCGAAACGGCCGGGCACGGCAACGCCTACTTCGACGACAACGTGCCCCTGACCGACAAGCTCCGCATCGGCGCCACCGACGCCGTGTCCACTGTGGGCAGCACGCTGGGGGCCGTCGGCGGCGGGGCGTTCGGCGCAGGCGTGGGATCGGTTGTGCCGGTGGCGGGCACCGTCGCCGGTGGTGTGGCAGGGGCTGTCGGCGGCGGCTACCTCGGGCACAAGGCCGGGCACGGCGTCGGCAACTTCCTGTTCGGCGGTGATGATGCGCTGGTCCGCAATGGTTACGACCCCAAGCGCAACATCATCGACGTCGCCAAGAGCGCGGCCAGTGGTGAAAACGGCTCCACCGTCTTTGGGCGCGGCAACGCAGCCGCAGGCCAAGGGCGCGGGTTCATCAACCCGCCGACGGCCAGCGAGCTTCCCGACTTCCCGCCCAACAGCCAGGGCCAGCCCGGCGGCACGGTGCCTGGCACTGGCGTGCCCATGCCGACGAACCCTGCCGGCACCATCCGCCGCAGCGGCAACAGCTACTCGGGCGAGAACATCAAGTTCGGCGCCGACATCGACAATCCGCGCAACCCGAACGCCGGCGTGACCTCGCTGCCGGCTGGCCCGGCCAGCATGCGCGGCTACGAGCTGCCGCAGTCCGTGACCACGGGCGACGGCGGCAGCACCGTGGGGCAAGGCCCCATCGGCTTTGGTGGCGGCACGCTGGTGGACAGCCTGCGCGCCAAGCATTTCAGCACGCCCAGCGCGAGCATCCTGACGCCCGGGGCCGGCAGCATGAAGCCGCGTGACGCCCGCCACGCCGCCAGCATTGCAGCGGAGCAAGCCATCGCCACGGCGCGCATGGCGAATGAGCGCGGCCTGGCCACCATGCGCGAGGGCGGCGACATGGCCCGCGCCAACCTGAGCGCCAACGTCCAGCGCGAGAACAACGCGGCCACCACCAACGCCACGATGCGCGGCCAGGACATGACCTACCAGGGCCACGTGCTGAGCGTGCGGCAGGCACAGGCCGCGGCCCAGCGCGCCCAGGCCAACACCGACCGCGAATACATGCGGGCCACCGGCAACGACGCATTTGCCCGCAAGGAGGGTCGCGACAAGCAGCTCACGGCCAACCTCGAATCCATCAACCCCGGGCAGGACGGCAAGCCGGACCAGCTCGCTGTTGCGGAGCAGCGGCGCGGCATCGACCGCTCGGTGGCCCGCATGGGCGCCAGTGGCGTGCACGAGCTGTCGCCGCTGGACGAGCAGCGCCTGCTGGCCGGCACCAAGATGCTGAAGACCATGCAGGCCAACGCCAACTGGCTGCCGTGGAACCCCGACAAGCTGAAGACCATCGACCCGGTGGACCTGACACAACTGCGCGTGCTGCCAAACGGCGACCGGCAGATCACCCGGGCTGACAGCAAAGCGGCGGGTCAGGTCATCCCCAAGCGCTTCTTTGACACGGTGGAAGGTGCCCGGTTCTTCGGTGGCACGCCCACCAACGAGTTCGACATCCTGCACGAGGGGCGCAAGTGAGCAACCTGACCGACAAGGCCCCGCGCCTGAGCGACGCTGAGCTGGACGCCCTGGCCTCGCAACAGCAAGGCGAGTTCGTCAAGGGCATGCGCAGCGGCGGCAACGCCGCCATGGGCAGCCTGAACAACCTGGCCGGCGCGGTCGGCCAGAAGGTCGGGGCCAGCGACTTCGCCGCCGGCCGCTACCAGGCGGCGGACCAGTACACCCAGGACGCCGCCGCTGCCGCCCCCCGGGTGGCCTCCATGCGTGACGTGCATGGGGTGGGCGACTTCGTGGACTGGGGCAAGGGCCTGGCCGGCGGCATGGTGCCGGTGGGCGGCGCCGCGCTGGGCGCCGCGCTGCTGACCGGCGGCGGGGCTGTCCCTGCCATGCTGGCCGGCGCGGGCGTCATGGCGCCGGTGGAAGCGGGCGACATCGTGGGCCGGATGCGTGAGCAGGGCCAGCCCGTCGACCTGACCCGGGCGGTGGTGGGCGGCGTGGGCTCTGCAGCCCTCCAGAACGTTCTTCCTGGCGTCGCACGCGCACGGCTGGGGGGTATGGCAGGGCGCATCCCTGGCGGGGCTCTGGCGGCGATCCCCGAGCAGGCCGGGCTGGCGGCCGGTTCCGAGGCCGGCAAGCAGGTCGCCGCCAACCCGGCGGCACCCCTGGACACGCACCAAATCGGGGACGCGGCAGCCGGCGGCGCGGTCATGGGCGTGCCCATCGCCGGCATGCACGCCCTGGGCGGCGCACGCGGCCAGATCGGCGCTGCGGCCGACGCCGTGGGCGGCGCGGCCAAGGACGCGGCCAAGTTCGTCGGGGACAAGGCCAAGGGTGTCGCCCAGGCGACAACCGACGGTGCAGGCGCGGCCGGCGCCAAGGTCGATGCTGCGGCGCAGCACGTGCAGGGCATGGAAATCCCTGACGCCCTGACCGGCCTGTTCGACAGCGCCAAGACCAAAGCCCGCGACGTGCTGGACAAGATCGCCAAGAGCGACGACGTCATCGGGGACATCACCAAGTTCGCCGGGCTGCAGGGCGAGAAGCTGAAGCAGGCGCTGGCCGGCGACGACGGCGAGCGCGTCCAGGTGGTGAAGGACTACGCGAAGGAGCTGGGCGACCAGCACCCGGCGGTGCGCGACTGGCTGCAGAACGTGGGCGACCACGCCAAGCAAGCCGCGGTGGCCACTGCCAAGCAGGCCCAGGACGCCGCCGCCACGGCCCGAGAACACCTGGCCAAGTTCGCCGATGCGGTGGAGCAGCGGCGCGACGAGAGCAAGTTCAAGCGCACCGAGCCGGGCGGCGACGTGGTGGACGCTGAGTCGTTCACCGTGGAAGGGGCTGGCAAGCCGCGCCGTCCGAAAAAGTCCGAGGACGACAGCGGCGTGCGTGAGGCGCTGGCCGCCAAGCTGATCCCCGAGCTGCTGAAGGCCCGGCCCGAGCTGGCCCAGGGCATCAACGACCCGAAGCAGGCGCCGAAGATCAAGGCCGACCTGCACCGGGCGTTCGCCCCGCTGATCGAAGACCTGGCCAGCGGCAAGCGCCCGTCCAGCGACGTCGTGGCGCGACTGATCGACCTGGCTGGCCCGGCGGCCGACCGGCTGATCGAGGCGGCGCATTCGGTGGTGGGCGACAGCACCGACCAGGCCAAGACCAAGACGTTCTTCAAGGGCCTGAACGAGTTCACCCAGGTGCGCGACAGCACCGACACGCTGGTGCAGACCCTGCGCAAGAACCTGGCCAAGGGGCAGGAACGCAGCACCGACGCCGAGCTGCGCCAGGAAGCGGCGCTGCTGGCCAAGTGGCGCGACGACAAGCGCCCGGCCGAAGGCCCCAACGCCGACCCGCAGGCCCAGCGGCTGCACTACATGGTGCAGAAGCACCTGGGCATGCGCTACGGCAAGAATGCCGAGAAAGTGCTGGCGGCGCTGGAGAAGGCCAAGCCCAAGGAAGAGAACCAGCTCGAACGTGCCCAGGTGAAGTACGACGCCGACGGCCAGCCCATCGACAGCGGCGTGGACGACGGCTTCAGCGAGACCGGCTCGCCAAACGGGCGCCTGCAGATGTTCGGCGGCGGCAAGAAGGGCATGGACCTGTACCCCCACCCCGAAGACGACCCGGGCAAGGAGGGCCGCCCCGGCGCGGCCATGCAGAAGCTGGCGAAGGTCAAGGCGGCCCACCCCGACTCCACGCCGCGCTTCATCACGGCCACGGAAATGGGCCTGGATCACCAGTGGGTCAAGGACAAGTACAAAGCCCTGGTCAAGATGGGCAACGAGGCAGGTGTCGACGGCGAGCGCTTCGCCCGCGAGAACCTGGATCGCTACGGCGTCATCGCCACCGAGCGCGCGCTGCAGAAGACGGACCTGAGCTTCGACGAGCTGGACGCCATGAAGCTTGACCGCAAGCGGTACGCAGACAGCAAGTCGCGCATCGGCACCGGCGACGACAAGGTCGTGCTCGACGCGGTGAAAGTCGTGCGGTCCATGACCGAGCGGTTCAAGGACGAGCCCTACACGCCTGAGGACGAGCGCAGCCGCATTGCGCGCCTGGGCCGCATGTTCATCGAAGGCATCGCGGCCGTGCAGGACTACATGGGCCGCACGTTCGACATCCCCGACGGCACGGTGCTGGGCAAGCTCGACGGCCGCGACGTGACCTGGGGCGACGTGAAGAAGCTCGACACGCGTACGGGGGAAGACCGCGCCAACGACGGCGACACGAAGTACTTGACCGAGCTGAGCAAGCAGCTTATCAAGGCAAGCGGCAACACCGCCCGTGGGCGCTTTCTCGCCGAGCGGACTGGCGAGCCCATCACTCCGCGCGACGGCGCACTGCGCGAAGCGATCAAGGCAGACGCCCACGAGGTCGCCGGCCCGCGTGAGGCCCGCAAGAACAAGGAACTGGGGCGCGAGGACAGCCGGGGGCAGCTCGACGATGCGCTGGACTTCGATGGTGAGGTGCAGCGCGGGCTGGCACTCGGCAAGGTGCGCATGCGCGAAATCGAAGCCGAGCTGGAGAAGGTGGACACCTCCAAGCCAGGGATGACGCAGGCCGAAGCCGACCGCATCAACGCTGGCAAGGAGCCTGGCGAAAAGCGCGTCCTGCCGTTCGGCCGTGCCCACGAAGCTGAGCTGATGGAAGAGTTCGGCCGGCTGAGTGTGCAGCGCATCAACTCTGCCCGCACGTCGGGCGAGAACCTGGGTGGTGGCCAGCGCGAGATTGACCCGTTCGGCCAGGTGCACCAGGCGGCGGGCTACCGGGCTGACCGCGACCCCGAGCCGATCCACACCAACAGCGGCGAGAAGCGCGAACCGTTCTTGCCGCGACGCATCAAGGAGCCGACCCGGCCCAACGACCCGCCGCCGGTGAATGCCTACGACGAGGGCTCCCCCAGCCCAAAAGCCGTGGCCGCCAAGAAGGCGGCCTTCCTGGATCGGGCACGTTCTGGCGATGAGTCGCTGATCAAGGAAATCGGCCAGCACACCGATGCGGTGGGGCTGCAGAACGCTGCCGCCCACTTGAACAAGGCCGTCGGGGCGATTCGCGAGAGCGCGACACCGCCGGGGCTGATCGCCGCCATTACCGAAGCGAGCGTCCCACACCTAGAAACACAGTTTCGGATGCTTCGCAGGACGGCCGACCGGCCGGAGCTGGCGGAGCGCATTCTAAAAGACATCGAGCGTACTGTTCGCGACCACTATCGCGGAAAGCCGGCGGCGGACATCGACGCTGCGGTCAATCACGTACTGAGCGTCGCCAGAGTAGAAGCGCTGGCTAATGTGTCGGACAAGTTCAAAGCACGAGTTGCCGAGTACGTGGACCGCGTGTTCGGCAACGACGCAGTCGACATCATTTTCTCGACTGACGATCTGGTCGGCGTGGGGATCGACGGCGCGTTCGGGATCATCCACGGCGCGGACGGCGCCACGCAGGCCATTCTGCTGCACCACAAGCGGGTCCATTCACCCGAGATGCTGCGGTCCATCGTCTACCACGAGTCTGCACATGCGCTGTTCTCGCGGCTGATGTCTGACGCTCGCTTCGAGAAAAGCATCGGGGCGCTGGTGCGCACGGCCACGTCCGACGCAGTGCAGAGGCAGCTCGACAGCATCTACGCCGACAAGCCCCACGTCCGCGACTACTACAAGGGCAACCCCGAAGAGGCGGTGGCCTACATGTACCAGCACTGGGCCGAGGGCAAGCTCACCATCACCGACAAGCCGACCGTCACCCTGTTCGAGCGGGTCAAGGCGTACCTGAGCGCGTTCCTCAACGGGCTGAGCGATGGCGAGCACGTCCAGCACCTGTTCGAGTATTTCAAGTCGGGCGAGCTGCGCGACACGCTGCCCCGTCTGGACCTGGACCAGCTCAGCGCCGCGATGGAAGCATCCAAGAACCAGGGCTTCATCAACTACCGCGGCGCCAAGACCAACGTAGTCGGCGCCATCGACGCCCTGAACGCGCGCATCGGCGGGCTGGTGCGCGAGCAGCCTCAGCAGGCGTACGACCTGCTGAAGGCCAACAAGTCGATGGAGCCGGCGGACCCAACGCGCGCCGGCCCGATCAACCGCAAGGAGGTCAACGACTACATCACCAAAACGCTGGGCAACTCCGTGCGCCTGGCCTGGGAGCGCCTGGGCCACGCCGGTGAGTTCGAGCGCATCGACCCGGGCAACGCGCCCATCGAAGACGTGATCCGCCTGTCCGTGCACGCCATGAACCCGCTGTCCACGGCGTACCACGAATCGCTGCACGCGTTCATGCAGAAGCTGAGCGACATGAAACACGGCAAGATCATGGACGTGCTGATGCGCGCCGGCGAGAGCGCCCACGTGGTCGACCAGCTCCGCACCTGGATGGCCGACCGCGGCATGGGTGACAAGGCGCTGGAGCAGCTCAAGGACCGCGAAGAGCGCGCGGCCTACATGTACCAGGCCTGGGCCGACGGCAAGCTCAAGGTCGGCCCCGAGACCAAGACGGTGCTGGGCAAGATCGCCGACTTCGTCCGCTCTGTGTTGGGCATCTGGTCGAACGACGAGCGCGCCCTGCACATCATGGACTACTTCCACAGCGGTGAGTTCGCCAAGAACATGGCCAGCCGCGACAAGGTGGGCGCGGACCTGATGAACCCAGGCCGCAACCGCGCCGTCGAGACCGCCCGCAAGATGACCCAGCCGATCCTGGAGCTGGGCGAGAACCTGGGCGTGGCCGGCGGCCAGCGGCTGCGTGACACGGGCATCCCGGCGCTGCGCGAACTGGCCGACGTGATGAAGCTGCACGGCAACGCCGAGGGCAGCGATGCGGGCTTCCTGCCGGCGGCGCGTGCCGAGCGCACCCGCGTCATGAACAAGATGGCGGCCGATCTGAAGGGCTTCACGCCCGATGCGGTCAACGCCGCCATGGAGAGCATGCAGGCGCAGAGCAACGCCGCCATCGACGCACTGGCCCGGCCCGAAGACCGACTGGCTGCGCGCCAGGCCAAGGTGGTGGTGCGCAAGCTGCTGGACGGCATGCACCAGTACATGACCGACGCTGGTGTGAAGGTCAACGACCTGGGCGTGGGCAAGGACTACTTTCCGCGCGTGTGGGACACGTCCTACATCAGCGACCACCAGCAAGAGTTCCTGAACATGGTGGGCAAGTACGTGGCCGCCGGCCAGTACAAGGGCAGCCCGAAGGCGCTGCTGCACAAGCTCATGGTCAGCGAAGGCGCGGAGTTCACCAGCGTGGTGGACAAGCCCGGCATGCAGCACTTGAAGCCGCGTGAGCTGGCGTTCATGAGCGCGACCGACACCGCTCCGTTCATGCGCAAGGATCTGCCGTCGATCCTCAACGGCTATGTCACCCAGGCCACGCGTCGGGCGGAGTGGGCGCGGCGGCTGGGTGACGACGGCAAGGGCGTGGATGACCTGCTGGTCAAAGCCAAGCGCCAGGGCGCCACGCAGGACGACCTGGAGAGCGCGCAGAAGTTCGTGCAGGCCGTGGACGGCACGCTGGGCGACACGATCAACCCCGAGGCCCGCCGGCTGTTCGGCAACATGATCGTGTACCAGAACGTGCGCCTGCTGCCGCTGATGATTTTCAGCTCAGTGGTGGACCCTATGGGCATCGCAGTCCGCGGCGGCACTGTGGGCGACGCGTTCAAGGCGTTCAAGCGCGGCGTGGCCGAAATCCCGAAGAACTTCAAGAAGGGTGCGCAGGATGACGACGCCACGAAGTTCGCCGCCAGTGTGGGCACCATCGACGACGCCTCACTGGTGCACACCCTGGGCGCGCTGTACTCGCAGGGCATGGTGGGCGACACCGGCCGCAAGATCAACGACACGCTGTTCCGCTACAACCTGGCCGAGCAGTTCAACACTAGCATGCGGGTGAGTGCCACCGAGGCGGCCATGGCGTTCCTGGCCCGGCACGCCGACGGCACGGCCAGCAAGCACAGCGCGCGCTGGATGGGCGAGCTGGGCCTGCAGCCCGGCGAGGTGCGGCTGGGTGCTGACGGCCGGCCCCTGGTGCATGAGCACGAAGGGCTGACGTTGGAGCAGAGCGCCAAGATGAAGATGGCGATCAACCGCTGGGTGGATGGCGCCGTGCTGCGGCCCGACGCGGCAGACAAGCCCATCTGGATGAGCGACCCGCACTTCTCGCTGATCGCGCACCTGAAGCAGTTCACCTACAGCTTCCACGAGACCATCCTCAAGCGCGTGGCGCACGAGTACCAGCACGGCAACTACGTGCCGGCGCTGGCCCTGGCCAGCTACGTGCCGACGATGATCGCAGCGGACATGGTCAAGGGGCTGATCCAGGGCGGCGGGCAGCAGCCCAGCTGGAAGGAGGGCTGGGACATCGGCGACTACATCGCGTCGGGTGTCGAGCGCGCAGGTCTGCTGGGCGTGGGCCAGTTCGGGGTGGACATGCTGCGCGACGCAGCGCGCGGCGGCACGGGCGTCGGGGCGCTGAGCGGGCCGACTATCGAGCAGTTCGCAGAGGCTGCGCGGGTGATCGGTGGGCGCGAGGCGTTCGGCCAGTTCGCGCTGAAGAGCATGCCGGCGAACGCCCTCTATGCGAAGGTGCTGGGCGGCGAGGCGACGGACCCTAAGTTCGTAGACTAGAACCGCTCCGTTCCTCTACCCTCTATAGGTACTTATACTCTTATACTTATACTTTAACTACTTCTAGAAAATATAAAAGTATAGAAGAGAGAGTCTGTATAGAGTGAGGTTTGGCGGGCGCGAGGGGAAGAGTGCAAGCCCGTGATGGTGGCGCGCCGACGTCCATGATGCGCAAGCCCACTGAAGGCGCACTCTTCTGAATGTGACGAGCCGGCAGACTTCGGGGCTATTCGCAGCGGCGGGAATACTCCGGCCGCAGTGCTAGCCCTGGGTCTGACTCCCGTCAGTCCCGGCCCTCTTTGTAGCCTTGTCTGAAGCCGCGGGCAAACTGGCGGACCAGGCTGTCAGCTCTACCCGCAACAACTCCGGTGGTTGACGCGACGCCGCTGACGGACAAGCCCATGACGCGCCGCCACAGCCAGCGGAGGACGCGGATGCACAAGATGAGCAAGAAAGCGAACAGCAAGAACATGACGCCGCGCATGGCAGCGTCCATGAAGGTGTAGGTGTCCACAGTGCGCTCCAGTTGGAGCGCGCAGTGTAAAACTAGATGCGTCGTCCTCGCACAGTGGCGAAGAACTCACAAGCATCGACGTCCGCCGTGATGATGACTTCATCACCCCCCTGCAGCACATCGTTGCAGGGCAGCTTCTGCGAGAAGTCATTGAGCTTCTTGATCACGTAGTCGCCGATGGTGTAGAGGTCCGTGTTGGCACGCCGGTAACGTCGATGAGCAGCGCGCACACCAGCACGCAACCACGACATGACCACGGGCTGCAGCGTGTTGTCGAACGGCGGGTCGTCGCTGAAGTTCCTGGCCACATCAGCGAACGCCTTGGGCACGGCCAGACCGATCACACGCTCGGCCCAGTCCTGATCGCGTAGCGGCCGAGTAGCCAACGGCCGAGGATCGTCATGGTCATCGCAAACCCAATCGGTCATGGCGCTTTCGATGACCATCGCCAGACTCTGCTCAGAAGACATGTAGCGGTTGGCGTTGCCGTCGATGCGGATCACGAGCATGGCGCCTAACGCCATCAGCTCGGCCTCCGCCGCGTTGCACTGCGGCACCAGGAAGTGCTCCAGCATGTCGTGACCGACGCGCTGGAACGGATCAGCGCCTTTGATCCAGGTAGGCATGAAGCCGAATTCGCCAGACTCGTCTTCTATGTACTTGAAGCGGCGCACGACCCTCATGACGAAGCCCAGCCGAAAAACAACCAGAGGTTGTTGCCCAGGTCGATGCAGCCGGCCGGACCCCACTTGTCATCAATGCGCGAATCGCCGGTGTCGATCAACTCCTGGGCGTATTCGCGAGCGGTCTTGCCGGGCGGCAGCGGGATCGTGATGTAGTCGGTCTTCTCGGCGATGCTGCCCGAATAGCCGCTATGGCCGTGGTCGTACAAGGCCTGGTCGCGAGCAGCCTTGAACGCAACCGCTGCGGTCGCACCCTTAGCGGTTTGGGTGAAGCATTCAGCTCCCATGATCGAATCTCGAACGGGCACAGAGCCGCGGCACAGCCGCTGCCAAGTGCTTGGTAGAACACAGCAATCAGACTCGACGACTCACCTTGACATGGTGGGGATCGTTGGTTCGAGTCCAATCGCGCCTACCATCTACGCCCGGTGAGAACCTGCTTCTCATCGGGCCGCTAGATGGCTTAGAACAGCGTGAGAGTGCCACTCGAAAGCTCTCGAAGGCACATCGAAGCGTCACAGCGCCTTCTTCCACTCCCGCTTCACCGCCGCAACCAGGCGCTTGATCGAAGTCGACAACGCCGGCGTAGGGTTCTGGTTGAACGCACGCTGCGCCTGAGCCAACGACTGCTCAAGCGCAGTCGGCGCTTCGAGCGCATGGAAGATCCGGTCCAGCAAGTACCCGGCCTCGTAGTTGACCTTGACCAGGTACATGTCATCGGGCTCGGGCTCGCAGTAGAAACTGATCGAGCCCTCGATCAACGCCGAGACCACAGCGACCGCTTCGGCCTTGGTGGCACACCGCCGCGCCGTGGTCGGCGTCTTCTTGCTGATGATCAGCACGGCTTCACCTCGTCAGGCATCTTGTCCACGGCAATGGGATAGACCTTGCGGTCTCGCTCGGTCGCTTTGCGAATCGTGACCCAGCCGATGCCGACCCACTCCTTGAGTAAGACACCATCGACCACGCGGTTGTACTCCTTCTCGTTGCCAGTGGTCATGCGCAAGTTGCTGAGTTCGGAACGGAGAACGTAGATCACACCTTCTCCATGTCGGTGGCCAGCCGATGCGACATGTACGTCGGGAACCGCGGCTTGTCCTTGACGCCATGCGTCATGTGTTTGAACTTGACGACGTGGCCGACGATGTCCTTCGGGTTCTGGAAGTAGTGTGTGGCTTCTTCGACCGACATCTCACCGCTGCCCACCGTGATCGGCAAGCCCTTCTCGAAGAGCAGCTTGCCGGTGAGCGGATCATGGAAGTCGGCCAGCATCACGCCTTGGATCGAGCCGACCTGGCCGTTGGGGATCATGCCGGCCTTGGCACTGCTGCGCTCGGTACGGCCCAGCGTGTTCTTCTTGGCTTCGTTGCCGTTCATCTCGCCCTCGGTGATGCCCGTGGCGAGAATCTCGGCATCGGCCCACGGCTTGACGCGCCACAGCTCCTGGCCCTTCTTGGTGGCGCGGCCGGGCTTGTAGAACGCACGCGGGTTGCGAATGATCGTGCCCTCGTAGCCCTGCTCGGCAAAGTCAGCAATCTGCTGCTTCAGCACCTCAGCGCTATGCACGACGATGCTCGGCACCTTGCCAAGCCGCTCGTGATCAAGCGCCAGCAACCGCATGTTCAGCGCTTCATACCGCGCCTCGTACGGTAGCTTCAGCGTGTGTTCAGCCAGGTAGTCGAAGCACCACCAGTGCAAATCGGGCATGGTGTCCACGCCCTTGAAGCGGCCCATGGCCCCGGTGGTCAGCGAGCACAACCGGTTCGTGCAGTTGGGCTTGCTGCCCAGCGTCATCTCACCATCCAGGCCGACGAAGTGCGGACGGCTGAAGTAGTCCGTGATGCCATAGCCAGCAAACGGGTCCAGGCTGCGGCCGGTGAGCGTGCCGTCCAGGTTCATGGCGCGCACGCCGTCGATCTTGGGCTGCACCCAAACCGGAAACTGCACAGCTTCGAGGATCGCGTCTTCGGCGAGTTGGGGCTTGATGTTCAGCATCACTTGCCCTCCACTTCAGCCTCGGCAATGAGTTCACCCACGGTTTTGCTGATCGCGTGGCCGGCGCCATCAGGGATCGTCAAGCCATTGACGAACCCGGAGTAGCGTCCTGACAAGGCGCGCAAAGCCGTCACCTTGTGGTGGCCGACCATCTGCACTGCTTCGGCATCGAGTGCTTCGCAAGCAGCCTTGAGGCTGTCCATGCGGTTGCAAAGTTCGTCAACATCACTCATCAAGTCGCCAAGCGCGTTTACCTGAGCAATGAAATTGATCAACGCGTTCTTGCGCGCGTTAGCCTTGGTGATGATGTCTTCGTAATCGATCTTCATGTTTCTTCCTGCTGTTGTCTGCAAAGCTCGCCAGATGACTGGGCGCGTGATGGGCGTAGTTCATGACCATGCGCAGGTCCGACCAGCCGCCTAGCTTCTGCAATACCTCGATAGGCGTGCCGTTCTGGATGTGCCAGGTGGCCCACGTGTGGCGCAGGCCGTGCCAGGTGAACCCCTGGTAGCCCCCGGCTTCGTAGCGGCCCACACCGGCCCGGATACAGGCCGCCATGAAGGCGGTCTTAACCGAGCCGATGGGCTGGCCTCGGAACAGGAACACATGCCCGGCATGGGGCTCGGGCAGCGCCACCAAGAGATTGACGGCGTCTATCGAAAGCGACGCAGCGATAGCCTCGCCTGCCTTGTACTGCCCACGCAAGTAGGCGATCAGGTCATCCTCCAGGAACACCCACGCACGGTCAGGCTTGGCGCCCGGGATCAGTCCGGCGCGCACGCTCCTGCAGTGTATTTTTGTGCATGCGCAGCAGCGCAGCAGCCTCGACGAGGCCGAGCGTGCGCGGCGCATGCAGCAGGGTCAAGCGTCAGCTCTTGAGTGCGTCGGCCACAGCCGCCACCGTCGCCGACTTGTGGCCGGTCAACTTGTTGAGGAACACGATCAGGCTGGCGCGGTCGGTCAGCACATCGACCTCGTCGGTGTCGATCTTGATCAGCCCGGCCTTCTTCAGCCGCGTGCGCGCCTTCGAGGCGTCGTTGGCGCTCGAAGCGAACTCGTGGAACACCTTGTCGTCAGCTTCGGTCGACACGAGGGTGGCGGTGGTTTTGTAGAGCTTCATGGTGGGTCAGGAGTCCAGATGGAGTTGATGTAGCGGCCAGGCGGGAAGCCTTTCATGGCCGCGAGGGGGACGGTGCTACCGCCGCCAGTGGCATCAAGACGTACCAGCGCGGCGTCGAGCGGGCCGCCGCGAAGCGTGAACTTGAGTCTGACCACCGTGCGGGCGATGGGCTTCTTGCGGAAGGGCATCTTGGCGCCCACTCGGCCTGTGTAGATGCAAGTCCTGTTGCGTTGCCGCTTCATGTGCTGTCCTGAATCGGCGAATCTCGTCGAGTGCATGCTTGATGCTCTGTTCGGGGCTGGCCGGCGATGAGGGAAGAGTGATGCGCTGGCGAACTTGGCCGTGGACAACCGTAGCGAACAGATGCCCGACACCAGTGCGCGAGTCCACGGACTCGATGACGTAGCCAGCGAGCTTGGCTTTGCGCCTGAACTCACGGACCAGCTTGCCGGTGCTCATCAAGAGTTCCGTTTCTTGGTCGGCCGCAAGCGGCTGACAGCCATCAGCCGCATCGCGCGTTGGTGAAAGACAGACCCGGTGCGTGAGCGCTCGATGACGAACGCAGTGGCCTGGAAGGTGTTCTTGAAGCGCTTGTCGGCCGGGTAGACCAGCAAGTAAACGTGGACGTCGCCGTTGTCGATGATGTCGGCAAGACCCCACCCTTCCGTCGCGGCGCGCTGCTCGTCAAGCTCGGTCCACTGTTGCATTGGGTCTCAGACAGATCGAAAAAAAGAGAAACTGGCAGGCCGACCAGCGGCCCATGGTTTAGCGCTTGGTTACCGTGATGGTGAAGGCAGGCAGCATGATCACGATGGTGTTGCCTTCTTCGGTGATTTCGATGTTAGGGGGCGCGAAAGCAGCTTGTTCACCGTGAGCTGCTCAGCCTGTTGAACAGCTTCAGCGGCGGTCGGCTTGGGCGCCGGTTTCTGCGGCTTCCGCACGTACATCCAGCGCGCCCGTGTCCTGTCGTCCTTCGGCGCAGGAAGCCGCAGCACTTGGCCCTTGCGCCACATGTGGCCAAGGTAATCGGGCACCGAACAACCCGTCTTCGTCTCGTGCTGGCATCGCACCTCCAGAAAATCGCCAGTGTATTCAGCCTTCTCTGGCGTCGCGCGCCCCAAGGCGCCGATCTACCCTGCTGACCCGTTGGCCCCGGCGAACCCGCTGAGCCAGATACACCAGCAGTAGAGAAGTGCTGGTGATGCGGTACACCGCCGTGATGACACGCGCGGCGGTGAAGAGAGGCTGAAGATTCATGGGAGGGTGTGCCGGGTGATGGATTCCGCGATCTGCTTGCGGCTGACCAGCCGCTTGGTGAACGCTTCTGTGGTAAGCGGGGACTCCCAGCCCCGATCACCGTAGGGTGTACTGAACACCACGCCGCCGGCCGCGCAACCGACGATGACCCACACGTCGCGGCCGTTGTCGTAGCGAGCGCGCCCCCACTCCTGCTGAAGGCCGCTCAACGGTGACTCCTGCTTTTTCCCGCGCGGCGTGACCAAGTCGATGAGCGTGGTCGGCCGCTTGGGCACCAAGATGAACTTCCACTCGACCCAAAGGTCACGCTCGCCGTCGTACCAGTGGTCGAACGTGCCGCCCCGGTACGGGTTGGCCATCTTCTCGCGATGAAGCTGCGAGAGGGGCGGCAGATGCTTGTGGACGCTGGTGTAGAACGTGGTCTCAGGCTTTGCGGCCACGGGATTCCAGCTCGATCAGCAAGTCGATGTAGTGCTTGGCCTTCTCCAGGTCGGCCAGACCGCCTTTGGTCCGCCAGCGGCTCACGTACTTGATGACGTTGCCTTCGAGGTAGGGGATACCGTTCGCGTGGATGAACTCGACCGGCTGAATCTTCATGTCCTTGTAGTGATTGCCAGCCACCTGGACATCGAGGGCGTTGGGAGGCGCAAGGCCCATGTTCGGTTCCGACATCAGCGCCCTCTCCGTCAGGAACGACTGCAGAGGCTTGTTCATACCGCTGCCTTGAGTCGTGCGTGGATGGCCTGCACGTAGCGCGCCTGGTTGACGGCATCGCGCAGGGCATTGTGGTCGTTGACCGGTTTGGGCACGCGGTCGGCCCAGGGCAGCGATTTGTAGGTGCGCACACAGCGGGAGTTCCAGAACTCCCACGGGGCTTCCCAGCCCAGCTTGCGGTACGCGTGTTCCAACATCGGGATGTCGAACGACGCGCCGTTGCTCCAGACATACCGCTTGTTGTGCCCGAGCCACTCAGTCAGCGACGCAAGGGCGTTGTCCAACGACTGCTTGGGCTCGGTGAACACCGCTCGCGCAGCTTCGGACTGCTGCGTCCACCAGACAAGCGTGTCTTCCTGGATGACGCGGTCGAGGTCGAGGTTGCTGTCGATAGAGATGGAGGCATAGAAGCCAGCGTCGTCCATGCCGTCGCTTTCGAGGTCGAACTTGACGGCGCCGATGGACATGATCACCGCGTCTGCGGTGGTGCCCAGCGTCTCCAGATCGATCATGACGTGCTTCATGTAGCCTCGGGAAGGTTGGAATGAGGGCGCCCGTGGGCGCTTCGTAGTGCCCACGGGACGGATGCGTCAGGCCGCTTCGGTGCCAGACAGCGCGGCCAGATCGGCTTCGGCCTTGGCGCCGGCCTTGTTGGCGCCGGCAGCCACCTTGCCGCTGGTCTTCTTGGCGGCATCCAGCGCTTTGCCGGCGGCCTTCACGGCGGCATCGTGCGCCTTCTGAGCGTCGGCCAGCAGCTTGCCGGCGTCCTTGACCGCCTTGGCGTGCGCAGCCTCGGCGGCCTTCACGTCCTTGGCCGCGGTCTTCAGAGTCGCGGCGTGGCTGGCCACGTCCTTCTTCAGAGCGGCCTTGGCCGTGCGCAGTTCACCGGCGCTCATGATCTTGCTGGGGGTCTTTGCCATGGAATTTTTCCTTGAGTTGGCGGATGTAGCGCAGCTCGTGGATTCGGGCCGCGCGGGAAATCAGCCGGTTGATCACCGACCGACGGCGAAGGCTGCCCGCCTCAACTTGCAGGCAGTGCAGCACTTCTTCTTCAGTCAGCTCGCTCAGCACGTCGGTCAGGGACCGGAATGAACCGAGCGCCTGACGGACGTACCAGGTGCGAACCGACACGAACGATCAGCGGCGGGCCGCCACCTTCTTGGCCGGGCGCTGCGTGGGGGCCTGCCAGCTCGACACGTCAGGCTCGATCATCAGTAGCTCGCGGGCTTCGCCCTGGCGGGCGAAAGCCACGGCCACGTTCTCGTTGGGCTGCGGGTTGCCGAACTGCAGCTGTGGGTAGTCGACAGCGCCGCTCAGCTCGACCGTGGTGACGACGCCCACCGGCGGCATGCCGAAGGTGCGAGCCACCGACGCGACGTAGCCATCGAAGTTCTTCAGCGCGGTCGGCGAGACACCCAGCGTCCAGATGTCGGTGGTGTCGTCGGCCGCGGGCGGCAGCACGGCCAGCTTGCGGCCGTTCTTGCACGCCTTGCCCTTGCCATCGCTGCCCCAGGCGTTCATCGGGCAGGACTGGCAGTCCTTGGCCTGGGGGTTCGGCGCGTTGGGCGACGGCACCATGTTCTTCGGGTCGACGCCGATGGCGAAGCAGTCGGGCGGGACGATGTTGTCCTTGTCGAAGCGGCCGGCGTAGAAGTTGTGGGTGGTGACAAAGTCCACCACCACCAGCTCCAGCGGGCCTTCGGTCTTGGTGCCGTCAGGCAGGCTGATCTTCTTGTCCTGGGTGAGACGGATCGCGTTGCCGGTGGCGGGGGCGATGCGGCCGCCGAGACCGGCGACCTGGGCGCGCAGGGCTTCCTGGATGGAGGCAACATTGCCCGCGACGGGCTTCTTGACGGCGACAGCAGTGGATGCGACGGTGGGGGTCTTCTTCAGGGCGGCGGACTTGGCGGCAGGTTTGGTGGCCATGGTTGCTTTCATGCGCCCGAGAGGACGCGGAGGTTGAGGCGGACCTTGTCGAAAGTGGTCACGCCAGGGATGGAGCCTTTGGAAGCCAGCAGTTCGCGAATGGCCGGGTCAGACAGGCGGCGCTGGAGCAGATGGAAGTAGCCGGTCTTCTTCACGTAGGCGAAGAACTTGTCGGCGTCGGCCAGGTTGCCCACGACCGTCTTCGTAACCGAGGCGCTGGCGCGTTTGCCGGCACCCTTGTCGGTGCCCTCGGCCTTGAGCTTGGCCAGCAGGGCTTCTTCGATTTCGCCGTAGTCGGCTTCGATGTCCTTGATCTGCTTCTCCAGCTCTTGCTTCTTGGAGCGCAGCTCGAACAGTTCGTCGATGGCGGGGCCGATGCCCTTGATCTTGCGCAACGGCTTGGCCGGCGCGTCGGTAGCACTCACGTGTGGTTCTCCTAGATCGAAGTTGGATCGTACTACGAAGCTAGCACAAAGTGCAACGCTTCGTGTTACGTATGAACGCTCCAGCCATGGCCGGGATCGCCCGGACCGATGCTCACCGTGAAGGCCGGACCGCCGCCGTCCAGACGCTGCCCGGGGCCGGAGTAGATGAGGCCGCCGTTGAACCAGAACTGCGAGCCGTGGCGCTTCATAGCGAACGCGAAGCTGTGCGGCGCATGGTCGCGATACAGATGGCAAGTCGTGGCCTGATCGCTGTAGTGGCCCAGGTAGCCCAGACGCTCCATGAGCTTGTCGTAGCACTTGTTGGCGATGGCGAACTCCACCACCTTGGCGAAGTGCTCGTGGTCTTCGATCTTGAGAGCCATGTCAGTCTCCGTGGAGGGCTTGAGAAACCAGATGCACAAGCGCAGAGTCGAGTGCTTCCTGAGCCGTGGTGCCGTAGACCCACTTGGCTGCATGGTTCTGCCAGAACGTGCCGCCTGCGGTGATGTCGCTGCCACGCAGCTTGACGCCAAAACGATCAGGATTGCGTGCGAGCTGGCGCAGCATGATGAACTCAGGCCGTACGCGCACAGGATGATCGGGCTTAGCATTCATCGTTTTGAACAGAGTCAGGCTTGGTGTCGTAGGCCAGAGCGTTTGCCACCTTTTCGGCTGTGATCATGGCGTGTTTGATCTTCAGTGCGCGGGTGAACACAGAAGCGAACTGCGTTTCCAACTCATGGGCGCTCACGTCGAATGACTCTTTCGCGCCGCTATGCTCAATCTGGATGCGACTTGCGTATGCAAACCGCACACTGATGACTGTGAACCATGGACACAGCGTTGGGTATGGCGCGAACAGCAGTGGATCACTTGCTGTAGTTGACATCGAAGCCGCCTTCGGCATTCAACGGGATGTCCTTGCACCACTCCAGTGGTGTCTTCATGATCTTGAGCATGAACGCCGTCGCGGCCGAGCCGAGCTTGGCCTTCACGTGCGTGCCGACCTCGTCATGCGTGGTCAGTACGACGCGGTGTTTCTGGTCAATCAACAGCATCTGTTTGCCGACGATGATGCGGGCCAGGGCCTGCACGATGTTCTCGCAGAGCAGCCCGCCGTAGAGCTTCTTGCGCTGGTCGCCAGATTGGTACGTCCATTCGTCCCAGCCCTTGTCGTTCTGCCGCCTGCGCAGATCGGGGTATTTGAGCGACATGCCGTTGGGCAGCCAGATCGTATTGGCTTCCCAACTGAGCGGGCCGTGGCTGCCAGTGCGCCCGACGGCCATATCTTCGATAATGCCTTTGCAGATTTCCCAGCCGGCTTGGATGCGGTTGTTCTTGCGGCGATACGCGTTGATGATCCGCTGGCACTGGTCCAGTGTGAAGAACACCGGCGGGCCGCCAAGCGCACCTTTGGCCAGCGTCATCTGTAGCTTCGGGGCGCCCATCTGGAAGCCCAGGCCCAACACGCAGACCTTGCCGACGAAGCGCTCGGTCTTGTCTTCGGTCGTGACTTCACGGCCGTAGACCAGGTCGGCGAACTTGCAGTAGGCGTCACGGTCATCACCACGTGCGACGCCCTTGGCCTTGTCCCACGTGTCGGACGCACGGAACGCATCCATGAGGTCGTGTTGGCCCCACAGCCAGCCATTGACGCGAGCTTCGATCTGGCCCGAGTCGGCCACGCAGATGACGTGGCCCGCAGCAGCCAGAATCGACTGGCGCAGCTCCCCACCGCGGGTGAGGTTCTGCATGTTCATCTTGTTGTTGCCACCCCAACGCCCGGTATGTGCCCGAAAGTAGGCATAGCCCATGGGCAGCGGCATGCCGTTGGCGCCGGCCGTAAGGAAGCGCTGCGCCCGCGTGATGTTGGTGGTGGACTTGACCGCCAGGCGGCAATCCACCAACGCACGCAGCCGGGCTTGGCGCGCGGCCAGTTTCTTGACGTCGACCTTCTTGTTCAGGTCGAGCCCGACAGATAGTGCTTCTACATCATCGGGCAAGTTCACGAAGTCCAGATCGTCCTTGGCGAACGCATAGGCCCACTTGTCTTCGTCTTTGCGTTCAGCCGACGGCTTCTTCATCCAGGCCGGGCTGATCTTGACCGGCGGCTCGATGCCCTCGTGACGCAGCAGATCAGCGAATTTCTCGTTGCTGCCAACCACCTTCTTGGTGATCAGCATGACGCGAGCCTCAGTGCCTTCGAGGGCGGCCAGCTTCTCGGCTTTGGTGAGCTTGACGTCGTCGGCGTAGAGCGGGGTGTCGATGAGCGAGGTCAGCAGCCCGCGCCGGTGCTCCAGCTCGCGAGCCAACTCCTTCTCGACACGCGGAATGTCCACACGCAGCACTGGCTCGCAGAACATGCGACACGTCAGGTGGATCAAGTCCATCTCATCGCGGGGCATGTCTTCCAGCATCAGCTTGAAGACCTCGTACATCTCATCGACGTCCACGCCGCAATACTCAGCGCCCTGGTCGTACAGCCCTTCCTTGACCAAGTCCTTGTAGCGCTTGCCCTTCATGGATTCCAGTGCGCCCTTGAGCTTGCCGGTGCGCCCATAGTGCAGTGAGACCTCTTCAAGGCCAGCGCCAATCTCATTGCTGTGCAGGCCGCGGGCCATGGACAGTGAGCAGTAGTAGCGCTTGGGCACCACGCCATAGCGGTGCGAAAGGATGAAGCCATCGAACTGTGTGTTGTGGCACAGCAGTGAATAGCGCTTCCAGTCGATCTTCTTCAGGAACGCGGCGATCTTGGGGCCGGGAATCACGACGCGCTTGCCGCGCCCAACCCGCACGCCCATCATCAACGCCTCGAAGCGTTCGTCGCGGATGTACTCGCTGGTGCTGAGCTTGGACAGCGTGTAGTCCGAGTCGTAGAACGTCTCGAAGTCGATGCTGACCAGGTAAGCCCAGTCCACCTTCTCGCGCTCGAAGTCCGGCCGGCCGGCGAACGCCGGCGGAGGTGGCGTGAAGACGCGCCGCTTCGTGGTGGAGCGTGCAATGGCGGATGCCCAGCTCATGAGTTGTCCGAAGGATCAGAAGGAAGTTGGATAACCAGCGGAGTGAGAGGCACGATCACGAACTTGCCAGTGGGTTTCATCAGGACCACGCGAGTGAACTTGTTCGGGCGCTGAAGCTGGGCGTAGTGCTTGTCGCCGGGGTAGAGCCCGTAGTAGGACGTCATACATTTGTCATCCACAGGCTTGTTGGCTGCCAGGATCGTGATGAACATCCCCTCGGACATCCAGCCGGCGCGAAGGTTGACTAGTCTCATGGCGCGAGCGCTTTGAAGACCGCTTCAGCGATGTTCTTCTCGGCCAGCTCGACGAGCTTGCGGGCGTCGCTGAGCGGAATCACGATCATGTAGAACCCGTCGCTGACCTTCACGTACCGCTCGCGATAGCAATACC